TTTGCATCCTGATTTAATTGAGCTGCTATTTTCATATCGCTTTCTAATAATGCCAATTCTTTCTTTGCATCCATTCTACCCTGACTAGCTTGTGCTTCTGTAGTTGTTTTATTGCCTACAGTTCTTTCTCTTGATTGTATATCTGCTAGTTTGCCTTGTTGTTTTAATTGTTCTTTAGCCATTTCTGTTTGCATTTTCTGTGCAGCAATTCTTTCAGCTTCTGAAGGTTGAGGTCCTGCCTGTTTCATAGCCTGTGCTTGTTGCATTAATGTAGCTTCTGTTTGGTCTATTATATCTTCAAAATTTCTACCTACTTTCCATGCTCCCATTAAAAATCTTAATGCTTGAAATGCCAATGGAGTAAGGTCTGGTGAGCGAGAAGCTATACTAACTGCTCTTTCTAAATAACTACCAAATGAAGATAAAAACTCTATTCTAGTTCTTTTTTCTTCTTCTTCATCTGTAAAAATTGTAGCATCTGATTCTATATCTATACTGTAACTTCTAAGTTTATCATCACGCATTATTTGCATCATTTCTGGTGTAATAGTAAGTGCAGTCATAGATGCTAACATTTCTGGTTCATAATGTTCTGCTATCAATTCAGCTTTAATTCTAAATAAATCTCTTATATATTCAGCTATTTCACCTTGTTTTTTTCGCATACGCATACTACCAAATTGTGCTTTTAATTGTTGTGCTGTAGCAGTTTCACTAGCTTTCGTAGAACCTCTAATTAAATCTGATATACCTGTTATTTGGTATATAGTATCTAAAACTTGATTTCTTTGTTGATATAAACCTTGTAATACTTGTGCAATAGGAGCTATATCTTCTTGTTGAAATACTGCACCTAACCCACCTTTTGATGCTAATTGTGCAAAATTCTCTGATGGCACAAAATCATTATCTCCTGCGTCTGCTAAATGTGATAACTCTGGTACAGAAGCATCATAAATACCCCTTCTTTTTAATCCTTCTATTAAATTACTTATTCTAGTTGTAATTCTATCTAATTCATCAGCTTGATCTTGGTATAATGTAAATTCAGGTATAGGAACACTGGTTTCATTAGTTCGTATTGCTACTAAAGCATCAGGAGTAGGAAAAAATTTTTCTAATCCGTAAGGGTCATCATCTTCTGCTAGTATTTCATTATAACCTTTTGATACAAAATATCGTTTTTCTTTGTATTTATCCCATATTTCCCATACTTCCGCCCTAGAAAATACCTCAGAATACTCTTCAGAATAGCCTTCTGATGGTTCTGGAGACCAATTTAAAGGTATATTTGAGGCATTTTTAAAGCCTTTTTCTATTAACTCATCTCTTGTAAGTAAGTGCCTTCTTGCCTTCCAATATACATCTTCTGGTCTTTTTGCAGGACTTTCTCTGTAATCTTCCCAATTTACATACTCAAAATAACATCTTTGATCTGCAATCCTTTCTTCTTCTTGGTCAATCATTATCATATTACCAAATTCATCTAAGGATTCTACTTGTATAGTTTCTTTTACAAAAATAGGTTCATAAACTACCCATATTACACCTCTGCCCGGCAGTAAATAATCTTCTAATGCTGCTCTAATTGGTTTATCTGCTGAATATACCTCATTTCCGTATTGTAATGCTCTTTCTAATACAATAGCTGTTTGTCTAGTAATAGGGTTGTTGTCATTGTATCTTCTGCGTACATCTGCTTTAGGCATACGAGCAAATAATGCACCTTTCATGGTTTCTGTGTTAGACCATAGAATATTAAACTGCTTATATAATCCTGCACCAAAGCTATCTGCACTTCTATCATCTCTATATCTTGCAACTACAGCTCTACCTCTATCTCTCCAATCCTTTTCAGTTTGGTCGGCACTTTCTAACTCTAATTGCCAGTATTGTGCAGTACCTTGCACTACTTCCATTTCTTTTCTAGTTTCCGCCATAATTAAAACCTATATCTTAATTTTGCTTTTATTAAATTTTCTTTTTTATCTTTATCTTCATTAGGGTCATAATAATCTTCACTTAATCCTCTGCTTCCATGTTGACCATACAAACTTAAATTTAAATTATTATTAATTGGTACATCATAAGATGCTCTGTATTGTTTTTGGTAAGGTAAATTAAAAGAACCTGCCTGAGAAAAATTATTACCTTCTACAGTATAATCTCCTTTTTGGCTTAACCCTGTAAAACCTAATCCTAAATTACCTAATTGTATGTCCATATTTCTTTGTTTTCTTTTATAGTTTTCTTCTAATAATACTTCAGCTAGTTGCCTTGTGTCATTTTCTTTTAAATCTTGTGCGGATAAATTAATACTGTTTCCATCTCCTAAAGGTATAGTAACACCTATATTTCTTTCATTGTCTGCGTAATTTCCTTGTCCTTCTAATTTTAATAAACTTGCCACTCTTATTTTTTCTTCTTCATTCATTATATTCTTTTTTCTGGTTTTCTAAGTTGTTCTCTATCGTGTATATCCATCATTTCATTTAGTGTTGGAGTACGCAGTAATTCTTTCATAATATCTGGTTCTTTTTCTTTTGGTTTTATATTTTTATAAGACATAGCTAAATACCTAAAACTATCACTACCATGTGATGCCCAGTTGTGTAAAGGGTTTCTTCTAAAAACTCTTTTAGTATCGTCCCATTCTCTTTGGTAATTTCTCAAAGCATTAATACCATTTTCACATCTCTTAACATCAAAATAACAATTTGGCAACAATAATCGTACAGCATTTATTCCATCATCAACTTTATGACTAGGAACTATACGTGGGCGCCTTCCCATATTTATTAAAGTTTCTGCTCTAGTTCTACCTGTACCTAGTTCTCGTACTTTAGCATCATGTGGTAAATAATCATCGCCCCAGTATTCTATTTGCATCTCATCCATTACTTTTACATAATGGTCTAAACCTACACCAGCGCATTCATAATAATCAAAAACTCTTACTTCTCCCATAGTAACTTGGAAAAACCATAAAGCACAACTATCAGATATTCCTAAATCCCATGCTACATGAACAGGTAAGCTAGGGTCTTTTTCTACTTTTGTAATTCTTCCTTCTTGTTCTGCTTCTATAATTAAATTACCATAATACGAACCTTTAATAGCTGCTGCCCATGAACACTCAAATTCTTGCATGAACTCATCTTCACCCATTTGTTTTTTTGCTGCTTGTAATTCTTCTGGGTCTACTACACCTGTTTCACTAGCACGATAAATAGCTCTATGCCATTCGCTATCATCTTTCGCATCTTCGTATAGTTGCCAAAATTGATTTCTACCTTTTGGTGTACCAATAAATATTGCCCAACCTTTTCTATCGGTTAAGGCAGGTCGTATTACTTCACTCCACATTCTAGGAGACATATCTGCATATTCATCTAAAACACAACCATCTAAGAATATTCCTCTTAGAGCATCAGGGTCATCTCCTGCACCATACAATCGTATACGACTTCCATTTATTAAATCTACTCGTAGTTCAGATTGGTTTATTTTTGTTCCGGGAATATCTTTTGTATAATACATTAAATAATCCCAAGCTACAGCTTTTGCCTGTCGGTAGTACGGAGCAATGTATGCGTATCTACCATCTTTTCTTTCTGTTTTTATTTCTAATGCTTTACGTAATATTTCTGTTATAGCATAAACAGATTTACCCCAACGTCTATGTGATACACAAATTTTAAATCGTTTATTATTTTTATGTAAGTCTGCTTGTTGTGGTCTTGGTGTATATGGAATAGTTATATGCATATTACCACTTTACTTTATTAGCCCAAAAAGCTGCACTCATTTTTCCTTTTGCTATATTTTTTGCGTGTCGTGCTTTAAATGATTTGGAGCGAGGTGTATTTTTTTTATCACCAGATACTCCTTGTTGCCCAAAACGTATAAGTTTTTTTTTACCATTTTCTGATGCTAATACTACATGAGATTTTGTTGGGTGATTAGGTGTGCGTTTAGGTTTATTAACACCATCTAACTTCACACCTCTATAGTCTATACTCATGTGTTTTTAGCTTTTGCCTTTGCCTTTTTTGATAAACCACTAAAGTGAAATAATTTTACACTTGTTTTGCCATGTGTTTTACCAGAGTGTAAATCGCCATTAGGCATTTTATGAGTATTGCCTTTAAACAAAGAACCATCTTTTTTATAATGTTTTACACCTTTCATTATGCTTTACTCTTTTTTTTATTACTTTTTTTATTCGAAACTTTTTTATTAGTTTTTTTCTTAGTCATTTTTTTACTATTACCATAATTATATGCCATTATACTTTTCCTTTTTTATTTTTTTTTCTTTTTTGAGTTAATTTTATTTTTTTGAAAATGCCTTTAGCTGGTGCGCCTTCGCTTCCTACTTTACGCATTTTTTCACCAGAACCTGCTGCTATGCGTTTTCGTTTTGCGTTGATATTAGAATATAATCCTCTTTTTACCATATCACTCCTTTTTTTGAGTAATCTTATCTTTAATTATTTCTGCGTCAACTATTTTTTTTTCTGGCTCTAAATTGAAACTTACTGAAATGTTGTTTGGTAATCCTTCGTGTTCTACTTTTTCTGTAAAACCAGCTTTAGTTTTTGCTAAAAATATTGCTGAGATCGTATCGCCTTTCATAGCTTTTTTATATAGTTGGCTTCCTATTGCCATAGTTAACTTTTCTTTACCAGTTTCTAAAGCATTTTGAAAATGTTTGCGTAATGTTTTAGGACTACATCCCACTAATTTTGCTATTTGCTCATGTGTTAAGCCAAAAGCAACACCTAATGAACATATCCTTTCCATTTCAGGTGTTGGTTCAAAAAATGGTCTACCTGCTTCTTTCATTTTTTTTCCTTTTTATTGTTAAATCCCACATTCCGTTTTTTCTTATAACCATTTTAAAATATTGAGGATATTTTTTATATAACCATTCTGTAGCTTCTTTTTCACCTTTTATATTTCTTGAAACCTGATGACCTCCTTCTCCTCCCCAATAAGTGCTAGTTGGTGCTATGTAATTAAATCTCGCTATACTTTTATCTGCTAAAAAATATTTGATTGTCATTTCGTGACTTTCTTTTCCTGCTGTAAAATCTTTTCGTGCTTTACACTCTTCGCCCTCGTCTCTTAATATATCGTGATTATTAACAGTTCCACTTATATTTGCAACTATGTATCTCAAATCAAAAGTTATCATATTTTTCATAAAGTAAGGATTATCAACTGGGTATGTACCAAAATATCTTGTTTTGTTTTTATTACAAATATCAAAAGCAAAATTTATAAAATTATCTAAATCATTTATTTCCGTTAATACTTTATCATTTACTTTCATTTTAATAGATTTCAAATCATCATCTAACATAAATAAATTTTGACCTATTTTATGTGTTTTTTGTATAAAGTTTCTTTGTTGAGGCAATCCTCTCTTACCTATTATTATTTCAGCATAAGAATTTTTATCTATAGTATTTTCATAAGTTTCTTTTTCTTCTTTATTTGCAACATAAATGAAAATATTTTTAGGATTAATATTTGTTTTTTTTAAGTAAGCCATTGTTTTATTTTTTAATGTCTCAGCTCTTTTATATGTTGGTATTATTAATTTATACATTTAAGCCTTTAAAATCTTTTCTGTTTTTTACTATATTTAATTCTTCTTCACTGCTGCCACATTTATCCATATTTTTTCTAAAATAACAAACTAAACTTATTCTTTCGTATGGTTTTTTTGCAACAATAGGTAAATTACCATGCCATTCGTGAACATTAAAAAAACAAACGTCAGTATTTCTTACATCAAAGCCTATACCATATCTTGGTAAACAAGTTTCCCCTCCAGTATATTCACCAGCTTGTAATACTGCTATGTTACCTAATCCTTTTTCATAATCTCCAGCATCTACATGTATAGCAGTCCTAAAATTTTTATTTACTGTTACTGTGGTAAACACTGTATTTTCTATTTTAAAATCTTTATGTGTTCTATCTATAGCTTTTTTTTGCGCTTTAAACCTATCAGGTGATGCTTTTTTAAATTGTTCAGAAATAGCTTGTATATATTTTTTACTTTTGATATAATTCGGAAAATTTTTTTCTGTCCATGCAGTTTGTCTACAATATGGAAATCTTACATTTCTATCGAAGTAACCTATGATACCACTCTTAACGTGTTGCGCTCTTGCTACACTATCTAGTGTTCCATCTTTTTTAACTACTGTAAATCTTTTTTGAGGTTTACCACTTTCAAGTCGCTGCCCTTTGATAGTTGTATTTTCTAGTGGGTGATGAAACCCAGCTGCGTCTCCCCTGTTATTTGTTCCTGTAGCTGCTGTTCGCAAGGCATAGTATGCAGTTTTACATAAGTTAGCAGGAATTACATTTTTTCTAAAAAAAAATAAAGGTTCGCCCTGCTCGTCATAAGCATCACAATTATAATTTATTATAGTATGTATATCGTTTTCTTTTACAAAGGTTCCTGACCTTTTAGAAAAGGATTTATAATCAGTTTGCGCTTTTACTTTTAATAGCTTTATATTCATCTTCTATTACCTTATAAACTACATCAGATAAATTATCTAATTTATAATGTTCCTGTATTATTGTACACATTTCTCTAAATAAAAGCTCTGTATCAGTATTATAAAATAGTTGCACTAGCTTTACATTGCTAGGCGCAAAATTAGTTACTGAATCCTCAAGCATATCTTCTTCTATATTATCACTAGCAAAATTTAATAACTCGTCTGCTGTGAGCTTATTTATATCCTCAAGAGTAAACCCAGTCAAGTTCATATCATAGTCTAAGTCAGCTAAACCTAATAATTCACTTTTTAATAAACTTTTATCCCATTCAGCATATTCTGCTGATTTATTATCCATTATACGATAGGCTTTTTTTTGAGGTTCGGTTAAATCAAGCGCCTTATGTATAGGCACCTCTTTTAAGCCAAGCTCTTTAGCTGCTAATAAACGAGTATGCCCTACGAGTATAATGTTTTTTTCATCAACTACTATAGGTTGCCTAAAACCAAACTCTTTTATGCTATCTTTTATCTTAGCTACTGCGTGTATATTCTTACGAGGGTTCTTATCATAGTTTATAAGAGTATCAGGATTTACTAATTCTATTTTCATATCTCTCCTAGATGGTTAGTTGCCTTTTTATTTATCAAAAAAATATATAGTTGTCAAATTATTGTTATGGTTGGTAGTGGTTTAGTATATAACCCCTACCTACCCCCCCACCCCGTCCTGGCATCGGAATCTAAAAAACTTTTTTTTATTAAGGGTCCCCTTATAGCTTTATATATTACCATAAGCAATTTAAATTAGTTTTAAGCGCTACAGTATCTAACTAAGGTATATTATTATGTTAATATGCTTATGCTTATGTGTGCCGTTTATATAGCTTGTAAATATATGTTTGGGTTTAGTACTTGATTTGAGCTAGCTTTGTTCCCCTTTTTTGATGGGGTAGCAATATGCGGATTTGCCTACAAGCCCACTTCTATAAATTATATCGCCTAAGTCCTTAATAATGTTTTATATAAAAGCTTCTTATATATATTGTTTAACTTTAACTTTAATATTGATATGACAAAGGCATAGCAAACGCATAGCATATGATAAACAAAAGTATAGCAAAGCCTTACAGTTGCTACATCAATACTAATATATAAAGTCAAAACAATTATAATATATATTAATGCTAATATGTAATGTACTCATATATAAGTGTTTAAAGCTTATGTAATGGTTATGTGTTGGGGCAGCGCTGTCATACCTTATATTGTTACCCTCTGTAGCTTTAATAATTTTATTTACATTTAGTTAATTAATACTCTTTACTAAAGGTTAATAATCAATATAATGAATATATAAATAAAAAGGAGCTAATAAATGTTAAATAAAACTGAATATAAAATACTTCATATCAAGGCTAGTATTGCTGAGTATTATAAACTTGGTACTGTAAACAGTAATAAACCTATTATTGATATGTTATATAGTAAACTTGCTAAACTTGAGCAGTTATCAATTACTAATCCTATTACTAATAAGGAAATATAATTATGTCTTATACTACTAAAATAATAGAAGAAGTATCTAAAAAAGTATTATCTATGATGGAAGATTATAAAGATGATTGGACTAAACCTTGGGTAGATACTATGGCTAAAAGTTTTCCTATAAATTTTGCCACTAAAAAAGATTATAATGGCTTTAATATTTTTTGGTTATCGTTATCTTGTCATTATAAAGGTTATAATCATAATAAATGGGCAACCTATAAGCAATGGGTAAAATTAGGTGGTACTGTTAAAAAAGGTGAAAAATCTACAAGAGTATTTTATTGGGAGCTAAAAAAGTTTGAAGATAAGAATAATGTAGATGTTAATGGTGACCCTGAAATTAAATCAAGATGGTTCTTAAAAGTATGGAATGTATTTAATGTTGAACAAGTAGATGGTATAAAATTGCCTAAACCTAATTTAGTTAACAAAGTAGATTCTATAGCCTATGCCGATAAATATATTAAAAATACTAAAGCTGTTATAAAAATACATGGAGATGTAGCTTCATATTCACCAGTATTAGATTATATCAATATGCCTAATAAAGAACAGTTTAAAAATACTGATAGCGCTACTGCTAGTGAACATTGGTATAGCACTTTATTACACGAGTTAGTTCATTGGACTGGTCATAAAGATAGGTGTGATAGAAACTTTAGTAAAATTTTTAAATCTCAAGAATATGCTATGGAAGAATTAGTAGCCGAAACTGGTTCAGCTATTCTTACTGTTTTGTTAGGTGTAAGCAAAACTACTAGACCTGATCATGCTAAATATTTAAATAGCTGGAAAAAAGTAATTAAAGATAATCCTAAGGCAATATTTACTGCTTTTAGCAAAAGCACTCAAGCTATAGAATTATTAAATAATTTACAACCTAAAGAAAAAAAGGAAGTGGCTTAATGGCTACTTCCTACCATTACTCTTTACTAAAAGTTAATTTTATTATATGTGTTATAAAAAGGAAATATTATGATAAAAAATAAAAAATTATATTTAGTTACATACCCTGATAAAGAAACTGAATATTGGCATGTTAGTAAAAATGAATTATTAAGTGAATTAAATAGGTTAAATAATATACATAATCAAAATGTTATTTATTCAGAAATAACTGATAAAAAAATTATTAATCGATTATATTAGGAAAAATATTATGAATATTTTTGTTTTAAGTAATGACCCAGTAAAAGCAGCTAGTATGATGTGTGATAAACATATTGTAAAAATGCCTTTAGAATCTGCTCAAATGTTATGTAGTGTATGGCATAGGTTTGACCAACATAATGTGCCTTATAAGGAAGCATTTAAAAAACACCCTTGTACCTTATGGGCTGGTGATGACGCAGCTCACTATGATTGGCTATATATTCACGCATTAGCGCTATGCTCAGAGTACACTAAACGATACGGCAAGGTTCATAGCTGTCAAAAGGTTATTACTGCTGTATCACATCACCCTAAATATAACAGTAATAAAGATTTACTGAAATTATCGCACCCTAAATGTATGCCTGATAATTATAAATATGATTGTGCAGTCAAATCTTATAGGACTTATTATATTAAAGATAAAGTTTTTAAAGGCATTGCTACTTGGAAAAAGTTAAATAACCCACCTAATTGGTTGGTTTGTAATAATTTACAAATAGTTAAATAAATTACTTTACTTATAGTTAAAAAACGATATGATGAATGTATAATAAAAAAAAGGAGCTAAAATGTTAAAATATAATAAATGTAGACCTTCCTCAAATATTCATATAGGTGAGGATATTTATAAGTTGAAAGATGCTAATGGATATTCTTGTGGTAATGTTTGTGATGAGTGTTATGACGAAGTAAAAGCAAAATATAATCCTGAAATATTTGATAAACCTTATAATGATGGAGATGTTTAATGATAAATGATAAATATATAGAAGAAAAATTACCACCTATATGGTTAATAGAAGATCAACTAGCACAACAAAAAGAAGATGCAAAATATCTTATTAAATATAATAAAAGACAAGTAGAAAAACAAAAATTTATATTGTCATCTTTAGAGAAGTTTTTAACAGCACCTAAATTTAGTGTTTATAATAAAAAACATGGTTGGACTAATCTTGAAGGTGTATTAAATGCTATTGATGAAACTAAAGATCAAATAAGGGAGTTTAGAAAAGAAATATGTTTTTACATGAAGGAGGGTGCATAATGTCTATTTATTCACAATATAATTTAACCCCAATTCAACAAGAAATTATTGAGAGTATGGTTGATGAGCATAATTGGCTCATCAATCGTGTTCCTGATGATGACGAAAGGTTTTCTGCTATTTATATTCAAGCTGATGATATGGCTAGTGAATTAAAAATGGATAGAGAAGATTTTTGGAATAAATTTTTTAATTAAAAGGAGCTTATTATGAATTATACAGA